TATATAGCATTATAGCAGCGTTTTGGTTAGTGGTCAACCGTTAAAAATTACTGCTAAATAGTAGAAACGGAGAAATAAAATTCCACGCCTGAGTATGTATCGTCCCAATAAGACGAATGATTATCGCTTCTTTGATCGTACCATCAGTGAGCAATTTACTGTGGGCGGACTCGACATATATATCCACAAATACCTGGGTCCAAAAACAGTGGAAAACGATCCCACAACCACAGGCATAAACGGCGATGCAACACAGCCAAACTATCAGGTCAACGATCCCTTGTTTGTGCAGGACTTGCTGTTGGGCGAAATACGCGATCGGGCATACGACCCTGACATTTACGTCATGCGCGGTGTTTATCGTCAGCAGGACATTGACTTTGACCTAACACAGTTTGGTTTGTTTTTGAACAACGATACCCTGTTTATCACATTCCACTACAACGACATGATAGACACATTCCAACGTAAGATGATGGTTGGAGATGTGTTGGAGTTTCCCAACTTGAAAGATTGGAATCCTTTGGACAAGACAAAGCCGCCCTTGCCGCGCTTTTATGTCATACAAGATGCCAACTTTGCGTCCGAAGGATTTAGCCAAACTTGGTTACCGCACTTGTGGCGTGTAAAAGCCACACCCTTGGTAATGAGCCAAGAATACGAAGACATCACTAATCAGATACCAGGTACTCCCAACATATGGGATCCAGGCAACTATTATCCTCCTGGTTCGGTTGTGATCGACGGCGACAACTATTACACAGCATTACAGCCTGTGCCACCTGGTACACCCATCGGCGATCCTGCTTATTGGCAGCCCACTGATCCAGCCAACCTCGGCGATACTGCTGGCACACAAAACAAAGACTATCTTGTAAACGATGCCATTATACAACAAGCCGAAGCTGAAGTTCCCCTATCAGGATACGATACAGTAAAGTTTTACATATTCCCCACCAACCCTGATGGGACTCCGGCTGCGGCCACCAGTGTCACCATTGACAATAATTTAGTCAATGCCAGCCAAGCAGATCCCTTGAGCAGCGATGCCGCTGTCACGCCTAGAGGTGATGGCTACACAGTGGGCTACTTGACCGGCGACGGCATTGCACCCAATGGCTTACCAGTTACACCTGGTGTGAACTTTCCTGCTGTGGCCTACGAAGGCGACTATTGCTTGCGTTTAGATTATTTTCCAAATCGCCTGTTTAGATACAACGGACGTACCTGGATCAAGATTGAAGAATCTGTACGCACCAACTTGACCAATGGCTCCAGCAACAATACTTTACGGTCAGGCTTTGTGAACAATACATACACTGTGCCCACAACAGATCAAGGTAACATACCAAGTCGTCAGAGTCTAAGCGAGATTTTAGAGCCCAAGGCCGACAACGGTAATCAAGGCGGCAGTAAGCCAGCCAATCCTTACCCTGGCACACAACCCGGACAGAGGTCAAGCTAATGCAGCAATTTTTTTACGACGAGCAAATACGCCGTTTCTTACTACAGTTTACCAGAATCTTCAGTAACTTTCAAGTGGAATACGGACCAGCCAACAGCGATCAAGCATCCTTGGTACGTGTGCCTGTTCGCTACGGCGATTGGACTAGACTGGGGCAAACTGTACAACAGGACAACTCGGCCAGCGCCTTGCCATCCACACCCTTGATAACTTTTTACATCACCAGCATGGATTACGATCGGCCACGCATGCAGGATCCTTACTTTGTGAGCAATGTACAGGTGCGCCAACGCTACTTTGACGAAGCCACCAACACTTACGAAACTACACAGGGCAATGCTTTTACCATCGAACGCTTGATGCCGGTGCCTTACAAGATGGGCCTGACAGTGGATTTTTGGACCAGCAACACCAATCAAAAGTTCCAGATCTTTGAACAGATTGCCACCTTGTTTAACCCCAGTTTGGAAATACAAAGCACTGACAGCTTTTTGGATTGGACCAGTTTGAGTACTGTGGATTTAGATCAAGTGACTTGGACCGACAGAACCATACCGCAAGGCACAGAAAATCCCATTGACATCATGAGTATGCGATTCTCAATACCCATTTGGATTTCGTCACCGGCCAAGGTCAAGAAGTTGGGCGTGATCGAAAAGATCATTGCGTCTGTGTACGACGCACAAGGCGATGCTGTAGAAGCCATTACCAACAACGACTTACTGTTGGGTACAAGACAAAAGTTTACTCCTTTCATGTACAAGACCCTGTTGATTGGCAACAAGCTACAGGTGTTGAAGAACTCGACCACATTAGACCAACCCAACTCGTCTACTGAGTTACCAGATACACCGCCCAGCAACGAATTTTGGTCAGCAGTGATCGGCATGTATGGTGCGTTTAGATCCGGTATTACACAGATCAGATTGGACAATCAATGGGGCACAGATGATCAAGTGATTGGTACGGTCAGCTATGATCCCACAGACGATCGTTTCTTGTTGTTTGATGTCGATCCCGACACTGTTCCACAAAATACTCTAGACCCAGTTGATGCTGTTATTGATCCTTTGCTGAGTGGACCCGGAGCAGGATTGCCGACAACTGCGGCGGGCCAACGCTATTTGATCTTGAACGCCATCGGTGATGATCAGAATCCACAACCAGCCGAGGCTTGGGGACCACTGGTTGCCGCGGCCAATGACGTTATCGAATACGACGGCACATTTTGGAACGTGGCATTTGGCAGCACAACCAATACCGCCAACATACAGTACATGACCAATGTGACCACAGGCCTGCAGTACTTGTGGACTGGCTCTGCTTGGGTCAAAAGCTATGAAGGAATCTACCCTGCCGGCTCCTGGTCCCTAGTTCTTTAATTTACAGTTAGGGCCATGATATCTTGCGAAATTTCCAAGATCCATGGTTTTACTGCAATATATACAAGTTTTTGTTAGCCCGGTAAATGCAGTGGGCTTACCTTTACGCATTTCTCTTTGTTTTTGGTAAAAATCATCGCTATGTCTCTTACCATAGAAAGGATTATTAGAGCCTGTTCTTTCGGGAAATTTTCTCCCTTTGACTGCTGAAATAATACCTGTCTCTTTTCTTTCTTTTGCCTGTTGTTTAGATCTTGTACTAGCTGCATTACGTCTGTCGTCGTTATTCCAAGAATTTAGAATATTTTGAATATGTTTTTCTGAGAACTTACGTCCCTGCGAACGGATTCTGTTTTGACGTTGCCATTCTGGATCGTTAAATGGATTTACTAATGCAAACTCTTCTTTTATTTTTTGGTATGTTCGGTTGGAAATTTTAAATGTTCGATCTTGTTTAGTTGTTTTTACAAGCATCATATTTTGTGCATAAAACATTTTACGCTTGTGTATGCCTTTGGTCATTTTAGTTAGTAATCTATGGCAAACAAAATGTTCTCTTGCAGTAAGACTAACCAAATTATCACTATTATCACTACCACCTAAACTTTTTGGTATAATGTGATGCTTTTCAATATATGTATTGTCTGTAAAAATTCTTGCCAATGCTGACGTTACTATGGAATTATACCAATGTGTATATTTGTTATCTATAAATATCATTGCTGATGCTCCTCAAAGCGTTAGAGTAGTTGGGTCTGGTCGCCGCGAACTACACTTTTATTTATATTAAAAGGTTAAATTAATGAACGATATAGTGTCAGCTGTAGGGGTTTGGTTCTATTCAAGATCCACCGATCGTCATTTATATCTTATACGTAATGATTCAAAGCACCCAGATTGTTGGTCATTGGCGGGTGGAAAACAGGAACTTGGTGAAACTCTTTTACAAACTTTAACACGAGAGTGTCAAGAGGAGTTAGGAATGATGCCAGATTATATCAAACTTGTTCCATTAGATCAATTTACATCAGCTGATAAAAAATTTTGTTATCACACTTTTTTCTGCGTTGTAAGTAACGAGTTTCAACCTATATTAAACTCAGAGCACTCGGGTTATGCTTGGATCAATTCGGGAACCTGGCCACGCCCCCTTCACAGCGGCCTATGGAATACTGTGAACTTTGATACCATCAAAGAAAAAGTTGAACGTATTAAATCTGCTGTTCAAATGTCGCAGTAGGTCACGAACTCACGATACTTCATGGTAGTGACATTGCGATTGTTGCGCCATATGTCCGGCATGTTGACACTGGTGCCTACCAACACA